ATGAGCCTACAATCCAACAAGCGAAGCCAGACGAAATCTTCTTCTGCACGCAGGAAAGACATCTACAAAAAATCAAAATACTATCAGGAAAAAAGGCAAAAATTGCTGATTGCAACAGGTATCGGTATCTTTGTTCTGGTTTTTATACTTATTCTGGCAGGTATCCGCGGATGCAGCAACTATATGAGTTCCAGACAGGCAGCAGCCAAAAAAACTGTTTCCATGAACGCTTCTGAGGACAACAGCCAGAAAGCATCCTCAGATTCTCAGAACACGGATTCCTCCAATGCTACAGTATCTTCTCCTGTTTCTCTGACACTCAGCGTTGTCGGTGACTGCACTCTTGGCACAGATGAAACTTTTGATTATGATACCAGCTTAAATGCTTATTATGAAAATTACGGTGCAGATTATTTCCTGCAGAATGTAAAAGATATTTTTTCCGCAGATGATCTGACTATTGCGAATTTTGAGGGAACACTCACCGATTCTGATGAACGGGAGGATAAAACATTTGCGTTTAAAGCACCTGCATCCTATGCCTCTATTCTGACAAGTGGATCTGTAGAAGCCGTAAATACCGCTAACAATCACAGTCATGATTACGGTGAGCAGAGTTTCAATGATACTCTGGCAGCATTGGACGACGCAGGGATTGTGCATTTCGGATATGATGAAACTGCTGTTATGGATGTAAAGGGAATTAAAGTGGGATTAGTCGGTATCTATGAACTGTATGACCATCTTGAACGCGAGCAGCAGTTAAAAGACAATATTGCAAAAGTAAAGGCAGACGGGGCACAGCTGATCGTTGTGATCTTCCACTGGGGTAATGAAACGGAAACCGTTCCGGACAGCAACCAGACAACACTTGGACGCATCGCGATCGATGAAGGCGCTGATCTTGTATGCGGACATCATCCGCATGTACTTCAGGGCATTGAAACTTATAAAGGCAGAAATATTGTATACAGCCTCGGAAACTTCTGCTTCGGCGGCAACAGTTCTCCAAGTGATATGGACACCATGATCTACCAGCAGACCTTTACTATTGATGCCGATGGGGTAAAAAAAGACAACGTGACCAATATCATTCCCTGCTCCATTTCTTCTGCTGCCTATGATGGATATAATAATTATCAGCCAACTCCGGCAGAAGGTGATGAGGCAACAAGAATCCTTGGAAAAATCAATGAGCGGAGTTCCTGGATTTCTACTGCAGAAGGCAGTACTTTTACTGCAAAATATAACAGTAATAATGACTCCCAGAGCAGTTCTGCAGATACAGCTGCTTCAGATAGCGATATCGTTGATATGAACAGTTCAGCTTCAGATGACACAGACGCAGAGACATACGACGAATCCTATGATACTGATAATTCGGACGCCGAATAAATGGAGCCTTCATTCATCCAAAATCACATCAATACTTCAAAAGAGCTGAAAAATCCAGTCAAGGACTTCTCAGCTCTTTTTTATATTTTTACTATGCTTTTATCAGGCAGATAAAAGCATCCTCTTCGCTACTTGCTCATAACCAGATAATTGATTGATATAATTATTTGGGTGACATTATATGATAATCATAGCATCCCGCATGTTAATGGCAGGTAACCAGAATCTAACATTTGTTAAATATATATAAGGAAGCATTTAATCTTCCTTATATTCTATAACATCCTCTATCTTGCAATGAAGAGCTTTGCAGATCCTGTCGATCTGTTTTAAGTTGACTGGCTCGTTTTTTCCCATACTGGCAATGGTTCCGAAGCTTAAACCAGTCATATTTTTTAAATCCCCCTTATTCATGCCCTTATTGATAAGGGTATGCCAGAGGGGAGTATATGAAATCATCTATTTTCCTCCCAGTTTAAAATTTTCAAAGCCCGGATACGGTTCGAACGTCTCTGCGTACTGAGTTTCGTCTTCTTCCGTCCACTCAGGTTCATCATCTTCCTCGTCCTCATAGACGCAACCTGGGGCATCCTCATAGATTCCGTCTTCATATTCAGTTACCCACTCGCCATCCACGAAACAATCGCATCCGGTTGCATGGATGAATCCAACTCCGTCCTCGAAGCGATCGAGAGGCATGTTTTTAAGTTGCATTCTTCTTGTAGCTTTACCAGCTACAGATTCCGTTTTATTCATAGTGTTTCCTCCTCTGATTTGTCTGTTTTTATCTGTCTTTATTATATAGTCTTGTTTAATGTATGTCAAGCTTTTGTTTCATTATATTGAATTTTTTCTCTATAATTTTAGAAATTTTCTCTAGTAAACTATTGACATGTACGGTACATATGGTAATATACAAACATAAACAGCAGAACAAACATTCGCATAGACGGTGCGAGGTTTGAAAGATAATAGGAGGAAAATGATATGTCAGAACTTTTAAAGAAACAGAAATTTGGAGTCGAGGTAGAATTTACAGGAATAACAAGAACCATGGCCGCTGAGGCTGTTGCAGAAATCCTCGGAAGTCATGCTACCGGACCTGATCGCACTTGCTATCGTACTTATACGATTCGAGATAGCAAAAGAAGAATTTGGAAGGTAATGAGAGATTCAAGTATTTGCCCAGTTAGAAAAGCGGGACGTGAATTGATGGATGAATATAGAGTTGAATTTGTAACACCACCTCTTAATTATGAAGATATTGAAACACTTCAGACAATAATCCGTAAATTTAAAGAACTCGGCGGGGTTCCTCATAGCAGTTGCGGAATACATATTCATGTTGATGGCGCAAACCATACAGCCACTTCTCTCAGAAGATTGGTAAATTTCTTTTTCAGCAGACAAGAAATTATCTATGATGCTCTTGCAGTGGGAAACAGAAAAGACAGATGGTGCAGGCCGGTATGTAAGGATTTACTGGATACAATGAAAAAAGAAAAGGATCTTGATACAAGAAAAGTTGAAGAAATCTGGTACAGCAGTGCGAACGATCAGTACCATGGTGGTATTGATCATAGTCATTACAATTCAACAAGATACCACGCCCTGAATCTTCACAGCTTCTTCCAGAAAGGCACAGTCGAATTCAGACTTTTTAATAGCACTCTTCATGCCGGAAAAATCAAAGCCTACATTCAGTTTGTTCTCGCTCTTTCAGCATGGTCTATTGAATCTTCTGATAAGATAGTATTTCGATCAATGGCAGGATATACTGCAAAGAAAAAAGTCACTTTAATGTATAATATTTTGACAGACCGTCTAGGACTTTATGGAGATGAATTTAAGACTTGCAGATTTCATATGATGAAGCAGCTTCGAAAAAATGCAGAAAATCTTAATGCAGCATAAAACTTTATGGCAAAAAGAGAGGGAATTCCCTCTCTTTTTTGTAGATTGTTGCAGCAATCTACTTTGTGTCGCTAGATTTCTGGGTTCCCTGGCGTGTATGGGTTATAGATGTTTCCTTGTTTGGTACCCTTATAATCAATTCGTCCAGCTCACAATTTAATGCTTCACAAATTAAATCAAGGTGTTCAAGGCTGACCCTTTCTGTGAGCTCGTGGTACAACTCATTGATGGTATTGGGTCTGATTCCAGTTGCCCTCGCCAAATCTGCTTGAGTAAGTCTTAACTCTCCCAGCTTTTTCGACAGTAAAATTTTAATCATGCCATTGCTCCTTCCGTTATAAATTACCACTTTATGGTAATACATGCCGGAATTTGTTAGATTATATCGTTTTTTGCTATATCCTATCGAATTTACGCCAGAAATTTAACGGTGTGAAGCTCGTTTATCCTATCACACCAGATGTAGAAAAAATAGCGGTAATATATGGAAGGAATTATCATTGACTACGCCACGCATTGTGTGGTATTATTTCATTGTGAAGGAGGTAACAATTATGGACATTACAGAAATGAGAAATTACATAGGAGTCTCCAGAGCGGAGTTCTCAAGGAGGTACAACATACCGATTAGAACGCTTGAATCGTGGGAATCCGAAGTTCGAACTCCACCGGAATATGTTCTGCAATTATTGGAAGAATCTGTTAGAAGGACAGACATTGTAGAAGTGTCATTCGTATATGACACACTTCTGCAAGAAGGTAAAATCCATCCATGGTCTAAAGATTTAGATAACCAATACGGAGCCGATCAAGCAGCATATAAAACTGTGTTGAATATAGTTGATAGATTCCGGGAAAGATATCCCAACTGTGAATGGGAAGACGAAGATGTCGATTACATCGATGCAATAGAAGGCTTTGCTTCAGATTTCTTAATAAAGTCGTTGGGAAAAGGAGAGGAAAATGAGTAGAGAGCGAGGTGCTGGATACATTCCGGATAAAAGTAATTTAATGTCAAGCACTCTGGTTATGTTGAATTTTTTCAGGGACGGCGAGAAATCGTTCTCTCGCTTTTCAGCTTTTTTAGAATCAAATTATAATATAAAATCCGCAAACACTGTTCGAATGACTCTGGTTACACTGTGCAAATGGAAGTTATTGCGTGAAACGGATTTCAAAACTTACTCGCTCACAGATGCAGGCATCAATCTGTTAAATACGCCCTCCGAAATTTCACTGGGTAAACATATACAAGCCTGCACACTTTATTTCGCAGAGATTTTGCAAGAATTAGAAACAGAAGCAGGAGTTCTAACCGGATTAACACTAAAACAGGCGGCAAACCAGAAATACAGTATGTCGTTCAAGTCGAGCAGCGACTTATCATGTCGCACGCAATATTTGAGGGGATTAGGTTTTATTGAGAGAAACTCGAAGAGATATAGAATAACTTCAAAAGGAAAAGATTTCTTGCAGTTACTAAGAGATGAAAACTTACTTTCAGAGTGCAATAACAAAAAAACATATAAAGAACCAGAATCAAATAATCACATCAGCCTTGAGTTGCCCAACAGCTTTTTGAAGAAATGTAAAAGGCGAAATTTATCACCAGAATTTGTGTTATATAAACTTATGGCGCACTACGCAGACAATGAATTGTTTTAGAAGGTTTATTCAAAAGGAACTCCGTCTTTATAGAGTTCCTTTTGATGTGATATATTTTAATGTGATTTTAGAAGGCACCGTCTGTTAAATCAACTTCTTGAAGTATCCAGCTGGGACGAACTCTCTTACGAATCCTTCGTCATTTGGATACGGAATCCGGATGAAGTACCATCTTTTTCCCTTTACGGTTTCGGTGTATTTCATCACATCTACAACTGCATTCTTCTTGATTATCGGAAACAGTTTTGCCTGAGTCTTACCGGCTACACTGTAGCATTTGCAATCCTTTGTGAATCTGGCTACATAGGCTACTGTGTTCTGCTTCTTTTCTGTGTCAGAAGCGGAGAAAATATTCCCTCTATACCTGAGCACACAATTCCAAGGATAATTCCGATAGCTCCGGATCAAAAACTCCTTGCCAGTCTGATCTCCCGGTTTACCTCCATGAGCGGTACCTTTCTCGTTAATTGAGGCTTCTACCTCTTTGCCATTTCCGCAATACATGGCTACATGATGTGCTTCATTCAGCAAAACATCTCCTCTAAGCAGACCAGATCCGGTTGCTACGTTAACTTTGCTCGTTACGTCTACAAATCCATTTTTCAAGAATACGTTCTTCATATCTCCTGTGTATGTAGCACCACCAGACTTAACCGGAACTCCGGCGTTCTGCCATGCCTGGATCACAGCAGATGAACAATCGTAATCTCCTTTTTCTCCCCAGCGGTAGTCCTGATCGTAACCATGGGAATCATCTTTCGCCCATGTCTCCATCTGTCTTATTGCTTTTTCTGTCTTAGTCATTGCAATACCTTCTTTCTCTGTGCTATCAGCATATGTATGAATCATGTTTATGACAGCTTTCTGCCTGTCTGTGTAATCCCCTACCTGATTCGGCGTCGGGTCTGCCGGATCCCGGCACAGCGTTACATAAATCTTGTCTGCAGTATATGGTTCTGGAGTTTTAGACAAGATTCTTTTCAATGCGTCAAAACCACCCTGGTGCAGGACATTAATACATTCCATCATGGCTGAATCTTCCATGGTTCCATATGCTTTTTCAATGATCGGAATATACGTTTGTATCTGGTCTTCCATGTACTGATCCTGGCATTTCTTCCCCAGGTCAGTGCTGATAATGTCTACGATACATTTTCCTTTCGCAGATTCTGCTGTTACGGCGTATGTATCCCAGCTCTTCATCAGCAGGTCTTTTTCCATACCTGCATTATCCATGTCTTTGAATAGCTTCGGGTTTGCTCTCTGAATCCGGTATAACAGTTCTTTTGCTTCTCCTGCGTACCACTGCCCCGCACCGATCGTAATAGCTTTTTCGTTGCTACAGTTCGCTCCGGCCCCGGCAAAGCAGGAATAATCCTGCTTACCATATACCTGATCTCCGGATTCCACTGCGTACAGTATTTTTCTCAATACAGTTATATTTTGCTTATCCATAAGTCCACCTCACAAAAAGGAGCCTTAAAACAGGCTCCTAACTACTCATTCTTATTCGGGAGTTTGATCTGTCCAAGTGACTGAATGACTTTATCATATCCAACCATTGCAGACAGCCATGAAAGCAGGATCAGCGCAATAAGGTATACTGCCATCTTGCTGTTTATCTGCGCATCCATCAAAATAATATATCCGCTTCCTACGAGCACTGATAAAACTACAGCCACTCCTCCTGCAAGGAAATTTGCCTTGTAGGTTTTTTTCGACTCTTCAAGCAACTTCTTGATTCCTTCAGTGAATAACCCTGTAAGAATCGATACGATCATAAGTAACAATAAAAAGCATTCTAATGTCATAAATTATCCTCCTCATCTATGTTCCCGACATTCATGTCGGAATCATTTTGTTCTCGTCCTTCTTTTTCATCCTGTTTCTGCCATTTCCGATCCTGCTGTTTGTCTTTGTTTGTTCGGATCCAACCGCATATCCCGCACTCTCCAATCGTTGCCGCCACAACTGCGCAGGCATATGTTTCCGGCATGCTATCACACTGTCTGTACAGCAAGATCATCTGCCAGTTGAACCATATAAAAAAAGCGCCGACAAACATCAGCACCAGGTTCAATGTTCCGACTTTCTTTATCGCCGAAACTATCTTTTTTAATCTTTTTTTCATTTTACCTGCCGCCTCCAGTGTTTACAGAAAAGAATGTTCATCACTACATTTATCATAAATCTTCCTGATATTCGAAATCGAATGAACTGCTTTTCCATTTGGAAAGTGAGGATGATCGCTACAATAATTTTCATAAGTATCAATATCTTCAATAATCTGGTCAAAATGCTCCTCTGTATGTTTTACATCATGCTTAACCTCATCATTAAATCGAATAATTCTGTAACGTGCATTCTTAGCGTTTCCCTCCTCGATTTTGTCCATGACTTCTTTGTTCAGTACGCGACCAATTGATCGTCCCAATACTGTCCAAGGATTTACCTTAATTGGCGCTACCTGTACTAATGTAAGAACAACAAAAAGGATTCCCCCACCAGCTTCCAAAATCTCTTTTAACGTCATTCCAATACCTCCGTATTTAATTTCTAAAGCTTCTATATTGCTCTTACGGCGGGCTTCTTTGGCTACACATAGTTTTACCTCCATTAAAAAAAGAGCCTGCTCAGGCCCTTTTCATGCCATCAATTCTTCATCATCTGCGTCGGCATACTTTCTACAATGAAATTCTAACGTATCCATATCACGTTCAATCTCATCAAGGGTTCTTTCACTCGCCCCCTTATTAAGTAGCAGAAGATCATAAATCAATGACCATTGTTTACTTATTATCTGCAGTTTCGTCATTCTTCCTTTGCCAGTTCTCCCATTCCGGAATCTTCCAAGATTTCTTTTACCTTTGCTTTCAGAAGTCTCGGTACCTCTGCATAAGTTTTCTTTCCAAGCATAATCTGCTGTGCCCATAACATTGCCATCATTTCTTTTCCTCCATCATTCTGTAATAATATAATAAAGTTGTTAAACAGTTTCATCATTACTGATATACCAGTTCTGACATCTCAAGAACGCATCCTGTAAGCATTTCGTTCGATGCCTTCAATTCTTCAAATTTCTCTTCCAAGCTCTTTTCAACTTCCGGAACATAGGACATATATTTTGCAGGAGATGCCCTTACTGTTTCTTCGTTGATCTTGTCTGCAGACTCCCTGAACTGGTGATAATCATATTCATACATCATCTGCTTTGCAGAGTCTTCCATCTGTCCCTGTTCAATTGTCACTTTCTGCTCATTCAGGCACAGTGCGACATCTACCATGCCATTATTGACAGGCTGCCAGCGCACTTCTGGCTGCCGTGCCATATATTTCGCTTTTTGCATGCTTGCTGATCCTCCTTTTTGCAGCTGCGCAAACAGCATCAATGTTATATTTATCTTTGACGTATTTGGAATCGGTATGTTTAAACCATCCATAATAACTTGTACATTTATAAGCGGTCTGTAACGGGATTTCCATTTTATTTTTCATACAGTACCAAGCAACAGAATACGCTTTCCTTGCCCGTAGAAAGATCTTGCTACGGATTTCTGTGTGTTCCCTATAAATTACATAGCCCATCATGTCTATTGGCTTACCTCGCCTTTCTGCCTTATCCTTTTCTCTGTAACTATCGTATTTATTTCCGGTTTTAATACGATAATCAATCGGGAATAGGTCTGCATCCGGTTTTATTGTGAGTCCGTACTCTTTCAACAGGTACTTTTCTAACGCCCGAGCTGCCCTCTTAACATCAGCTTCCCGGGCTCCTATGAGCAAAATATCATCCATATACATGATACAAAAATATACAAGTCTTTTGCTTTCGGTAGCTCCATCACGGTGTTTTCTGGTCTTATGTAGGCTAAGTACATACACATAGGCTTTAGACAGGTAATAATTGCACAGAAACTGTGATAAACCGGAGCCGATATTAAGCCCCTGTTTGTATGTCCCTATCAGAAAGAACACAAGATACAGAAGGACTTCGTTCTTCACATCATGTTCCAACATACGTTTCAATTTACGGGTATCAACCGATGGATAGCATTTCCTTACATCGCCCTTCCAGGCATACCGAGATTGAGCATATTTCTTTCTGATCTGATGCTCTATTGCTCTTTTGCCTCCGAGCTGTCCTTTTCCTTTGATACTTGCATATTGATGATAGCCCAGTTTTCTTCTCCAGAGTTCATCCAGTCCTTCGCTGGCTATTTCGTCAAGAATAAGCTGTTTTACACTCTCCACTCCGATTTCTCGAAGCTTTCCGTTTATTCCATCTCGCCGCCAACCATACTGAATAGGTTCTACTTTCAACTCTCTGTTCTGGATTTCATATCTGAGACTTTCTGCAACTGTATGGACCAGACCAGATACCATGAGATCTCTTTCGTCTGTGTCCCGAAGCAATCGTTTCATAGCCTGCAAACTCATTGAGCTTGTGCGACCATGCAGATACTTTGCCACATCTGACCGTTTCCATTTTTCGTCAAGTGCTTCATTAATTGAATCTTCAATAAAATCATCTGCTAAAATATTTACATTCTTGCAGCATTTCTTCAT